CGATAGCAACGGCCGATACGTTTGCTGGAAAAATGCGTAATTTAACTGCTACTTTTGAAGACGCCTCTGCTGAACTTGGAATCCATTTCACGGACGCTGCAATAGATGCAGTCGGAGCGCTCACTGCGGTGCTGGAAGCATGGAACAAACTGCCTGATTCAGCACAAAAGGGGATCGGTTGGATTGGTGCATTCACCGCAGCGCTCAGTGGTATGGGCGTTCTTGCTCTCACGTTAAAAGGCCCATTGGGAGCAATAAAAGATATGGCAATGGGCGGTGGTCGATTAGCAGCAAGAGCTGCTCCAGCTATTGGTACAGGAATTGGCACCGCTCTTGGTTCGACGGCTGGTGGTCTTGGATTGGGTGCAGCTGGAATTGCTTTGGTTGGTGGAGCTGCTTTTGGGATTTGGGATCAATTCCGCAAAGGTGCCGATGAAATAGAAAACCTTAAAAAACGAGCTGTGGAGCTTGGTATTGAATCTAAAAAATTGACGCTGCCATATGAAAAACTAGCGGAGTTAGTAATAGAAGCAGAACTTGAGATGCGAGATTGGGAAAAGAACTTCAAGCGCGTGCGTCAAGGTATGCAAGAGTACGATGATATGTTTGGCATGGTGAACGAAAAAGCTGCACTTCATAACGATTTTCTCGAAGCAAGTGTTGAGCTGGCTGAGGAAATGGGGCGAGCGATAAAACGAGCGGAATCATCTTGGGTTGCCACACTGACAGTTGGGCAGCAAACGGGACACACTCCAGTAGCAGATGAAAGAAGAAGAGCGCGAGCAAGTAGGCATAAAGCAATGATGATTATGGGCGAGGCCATACTAAGCAAAGACCCTGAAGATAGAACAGAAAAAGATAAAAAGATGCTGGAAAATATTATAGATGAGACGCAACCATCGGCTGCACATTTTGGAGCAATGAGCGGAGGCGGAGACGATCCAGAAAACATCTCTGTTGCAACAGGTTTTGATGCAGAAGGTAATGTCATTGTTGCAAAAGTTTCCATTACCTCTGATGACTTCATGGCTGCTATGGCAAAAGTAATAGAAGATGCCAACAATACATAAAACAACAAAGGGCGCGTGAGGACATATTATGGCATGGGTTTATAATCTTCTGAATGATGATACGACGATAACGCTGAATGGTGGAACCAGCTATGCTCTCCAGCCAAATGGGTTTTCAGCTCCACCACCCAGAAGACGGCAAACATATGGCGGTAGAAATTACTTCCGCGATGGTAGTGATCTGATGCAAAGACGATTTTCAAATCGACAGGTCACTGTCAATATTTGGATTAAAGGAACTAGCCAAGATACGCTTATTACAAACATCAACGCGATCAATGACATACTCGAGCGCGGTTCGGAGTATTCTCGCACTGGTTTAGGATCGCAATTAAAGCTGCGTCGGCAGTGGGATAACGCCACAAATACATCTGATTTCAATGTCATCGAAGGCGTGTTAAATGTGCAAGGTGACGCTGGAGATGTCCACCGATTTTCTCCCAGTGATAATTACCGAATCCCAGCCACACTGGTATTTGTTTGTGAGCCGTTCATACTTGGTGCAGCTGAGACAGTCGAAAATTTTGTCGATAACGCATCGTTTGAAATTACCGATACTGACCTGGCAAACTGGACACAAAACATCGATGCGACAGGATCGACTGCACTGGATACCACGCAACAAAAATTTGGTCTCGCGTCGATGAAATTAACCATGACAGATTCTGGCAGCTCAGGTCAGGTTGTCGAAAGAACGCAAACATTAGCTGACGTTGATGCTGGTGAAGTGTGGAGTTTTTCTGCCTGGGTACATGTCACTGCTTTATCCACCGCAAAAGCTGGCCTTATTCTTCTCTATAACGATGGCAGTGCCACGACAACAACGTCTTATCAAACATCGACAACATCTGACTGGACAAAGATTACATTAGCAAATCAAACGGCACCCAGCGGAGCAACTCAGGTCATCGTGAAATTACGTTTAGAAGCAACAGCAGCTGACGCAACTGGCGTGGCATATTTCGATGGCGTGACTGCTGTTTTATCTGCATCGGCACCAGATACATTTGTGACAAGTCGTAATGTTGGCAACTCCTATGCAGATGATTCACAAGCGACAACAAATTATATCGATGTTTATCCAGCTGTTGATGCTGGGGGTGGAGATGTACCAGCACTGATGCAATTACGTCTTGCAGGAGAAGCAAATACAACATCTGTTTATGCTGGCGCACGGCATGGCAGCCGACATACCGACGATGACATATGGATTGAAGGAGAAGGCGGTACAACAACTGTTCTCATAGATGTTACTGAAACAAGCGAAAATTCAGGAACCCAGGCTGGTATGGATACAGGTTCCGCAGCTCTCGATAGCGAGTCGAGTGTTTTCCAGGTCTTTTTAGAAAACACCGCTGGAACAGGTTTCACCGTTCCGATTGATTCATATTTCCGCACAAACTTCACAATTGCGTCACCTCCCGAAGGACAGTTTCGCGTTCTTGCGCGAGCAGGTTGGCAATCAACCACAGGTTCTGGCGTACCTCAGTTTTTTAATTTTGGGTTGAGCTATACATACGGCGGTTTTACTTTGCTCGATGATACGAACCCAAGCCGAACAAATTTTAACGCACTCAATAGTTCAGCGACAGAACTTCTTGGTGGTGTTGTTGATCTTGGAACAATCACAATTCCACCAGTTGGCATTCCAGAAAATATGACTGGCGCATCACTTGTTCTCAAAGTTTTTTATGATCTTAATACAGCTATCGCAACCACACACGGTCAACAAATTCAATGGTTTCTTGACGCAATTATGCTGATGCCGATTGATGCTGGTGGTATCTATCTATCAAAACCATCTGCGACAGATGTTCTTTTAATCGATTCGATATCGAAACCAAGTGGAGTTTATATCTTGAACAGCAGCGATGTTGTGCAATCATTCCCAACAAACCAACTTGGTACACCACCAACAGCGCATCCAGATGGGACCAGAATTTATTTTGCGTTTATTCATACCTCGTCGTGGGTGATCGCCAGTGGTGCAAAAGCAAGAGTGACGGTTGTACCACGGTTTCTGTATGTGAGGTAATGGCATGTTAAAAACAGGATTGCGCGTGTTGTTATTCGATGCCAATTTGGCATCACCAACGCTGGTCGAAGATTTAACACCTGATGTTCAAGGGTTGATATTCACAACCAAATTGCACGGTGGATTTGAGCAATGCTCATTTCATCTGGCGACAACAATACCAATGGCATGGCAATATTTGGCCGAAGCATCCAAAACCGCTGGTCGTCATTTTTTCCGAATTGTTATTTACGAGGAGCAAAACATAATTTGGGAAGGGCGCATTACTGATATTGTGTTGGATTTAGGGGATAAAGGTGTTGGATTAAGAATTTCTGCTTTTGGTTACTGGTCCTCTCTACGCGACCAGTATTACAGCGATGATGATGCTGGCCATACTGATTGGAGAAGTGGCAGTCATACAGCTGACGATATCATCAAAGAAATGTTGACAGAGGTGTGCCCATCGATCAACGCGGATCAAACAAACATTCAGGCAAACTCGCGTGATATTGCTGGCATTGATTTAAGCGCAAGGAACTTTCCGCAAGACGTTATTGTGCGTCAGCTGGCAGCCGTATCTGATTCTGATAACAGTATCTGGCATTTTGCTATTTGGGATAACCGTATAGCATATTGGTCGCCACGCTCGATAGCCACGCTGGATTATCGTGTTCAACTATCTGACACGAGCCAGCTGGCATTAAATCAATCAGTCTCGTCTTTGCGTAATGCAATCACTCCTCTTGTCGATACAACCGAAGGAACGACCGTGACAAATGCAACAAGCCTGGCATTTTATCCACGGCGCGAATTTCTGTTTACATTACCAACAGGAAGTGTTGCGAACTCTCAGGCTGATGCAGCTGAAACATTAGCTGAAGAACGTGGTTATGCAGCCCAGGTCCAACGATTTCAAGTGACTGGCCATATATTTCAGAATGCAACAGGTGACAGCGGAACCAGTTTAGTTGAAGTACCAAAATGGCGAGTACGGGCTGGCCAAACAATTCGTATCGATGATCTTGTACCGCAAACGATTACATCGCCCAGTTTTGACCGACTGCGCACATTCCATATTACAAAGACGGTATACACTGCTGATAATGACACGCTGACTGTTTTTCCTGACACGCTCCCACGGACGTTGACAACAATACTTTCAGAGTTTGGAGAGATCGAGGCACCACGATGACTGATGACAATTCCTACCCATTGTCGATGGCTCCTGAAGTTGTGTTGCTGTCACGCATTGCAGATCAGTTGCGTGTACCCAGGCCACAATTTTCAGAGCCAGAATCTTATTGGGTTTTTTATGAATTGCATGTTGCAGTAGACGCTGAACTAGTCAGCGAAGCAGTAAGAAACGAGGACAGGCAAGATGAGCTGATGACTAATTTATATTATGACGTTATCGCGTCAGAGTATTTCAAGTTCTATACACGTAATTAAAGCAGTAAGGAGAGAAAAGGAGAACCAACATGGGGTGGTTAGCAAAAGTGAGACCGCAAGTTCTAGCAGCGATATGCATTTTAGGATCGATAGCGATTATTGGTTTACGCACCGATCCAGCAATGCCAGAAGTAAGTGGTGTTGCTGTCGCCGGTTTGATCGCTTTGAGTAAGGATATAC